GCGCCTGCACCATGCAATCAAAGAACAGGAGCAAAATCCATGAGCAAAGTCGTAACTGACGAACTGCTGCCTGCTGAAGATGCCTTTCAGGTCACCCTGCTTGCCAGTGCAGAGGCAATCAAAAACGTGTTGATAGATAGGAACAAGTGGGCAGAGGGTGTCATAGGCAAGCGCCGCCGGAACCTGCTCAAGAGCCTGGACAGCATTATTGAGGCCATCAACCATACCTATAAGGGCAAGCTGCCTGAAAACTTCGTCAAACGGGCAGAAACCTACTACATCACCACCGAAACAGCCATGACCACGCTGCTGAAAGGGTACAAAGCGACATGAAAACAATCACAACAGAGCGCCTGATAATCCTTAACGGAGGCCAGCACATATTCAGCCCACACCGGATAAAGCTGAGGATAGGTGATCAGGCGGCTGGCCCATATCTGCTTGTCAGTGGCAAGAATGATGAACCTGACACGGCAGGCGGTGAAACAGGGCATGAATTTTTTCTGGAATCAGCAGAGCAGATTGATCAGTTTGCCGAGATTTGCAAGCAGATGCTGATGGAGGCACAAGGGACATGCTAGCCACCAAGTTTTTCCCAACCCTGTTGATCGTGCTCGATCTGTTCGCCGCTGCCGGATACGCCTGGCATGATGTGACCGACTGGCGAAAGATCATCTACTGGCTGTCGGCTGCGGTGTTGACCGCCTGCGTGACGTACTGAGGCCGACATGTCCGACGAACGCTTCAAAAACCAACTAGAAGCCCTGAAGTGGTTGCGCACAAAAGGCAAGATCAGTGCTGGCAAATTTTCCCAAGACTGCAGGTCAGGTGAATACGATCTTGGCATTGCCACTGACAAAACTTTAAGCAAGTTCAGGGTGGCGGAATATGCCGAAAAAATATTCGGAACCGGTAGAGCATTAACTCCTTCTTATGACCGAAGCGACAAAATGGCAGAACTTGAACTTCGGGAGCAGGAGTTAAAAGTTGAAAAAATGGAGCTGGCCAACCGCAAAGAAGACGCCAACTGGCTGCAAAAAGAAGATGCCTGGGCGCAAATGGCCGCCATCATCGGCACCCTGCGCGATAGCCTGCGGCACCAGTTCCATGTCGGCAGCCCCGCCGTAATCCATGCCGCCGGCGGCGATCCGGCCCGTGGGCCTGAAGTGTACGAACAGAACGAAGAACTGATCAGCCGCGCATTTAACGAAGTGGTCAACGCCGGGAAGCTGGAAGGCGTATTTGCGAAAGGGGAAGAGGAATAGGATGCAGCCCGCCCTGATCAACCATAGCATCCCCCTGCTGGATGCCTTCCCCGCCTCGCTGGCCGGTCGTGAGATCAACTTCGATCTGCCGCGCCAGCTGCGGCTGGTGATGCGCCACCCCGAAAAGATCAAGGTTTCGGAGTGGGCCGCCCAATACCGCGTGGTGTCCGATGGCGCCCACGAAGGCCCGTGGCGGCACGAATACGCCCCCCACACCGTCAAGGTCATGGATACCTTCGGCCTGCCCTGGGTGCGGGAAGTCTGGTTTTGCGGGGTGGAGCAATCCGGAAAAACCAACACCATGATCAACTGCATCGGCTGGGCCATCGATTGCGATCCCGGCGGCATCTTCTACCTGATGCCCACCGAAGATACCGCCGCCAAGGTCACCAGCGGCAAGCTGCGCCCTACCCTGCAAAAGTCGCCCCGGCTGGCCCGCTACCTCTCCACCAAAGAGGCCGACACCACCCTGGCCCGCATCAACCTCACCCACGGGGTCACCATCTGGCCGGCCCACGCCAACAGCGCAAGCAGCATGGCCACCTGGACAGCCAAACACTGCTTTGGTGATGAGGTCGATAAATACCCGGCCCAGGTGGGCAAAGAAGCCGATCCGATCACCCTGATCAAAAAGCGGAACCGCAACTACAAGGGCCGCTACAAGCGGTTTTTCTCCAGCACCCCGGCGGGCCTATTCATCTACAAAGGCGTGCAAAACTGTCATCAAGTGTGGGAATACCGCCTCAAATGCCCCCACTGCGAAGAATACATCAAACTCGATGCCGATCACCTGGTGATCCCCGAACAGGCCACCCCCGAACAGATCGAGCGTGAGGGGTGCGGCTATGCCTGCAACGAATGCGGAACTGTCTGGGATGACCAAACCCGTGAACACGCCATCAGGCTGGGGCACTGGTACTGCGTACAGGGTGCCGACAACCCCCGGCCCCACAAAGTCGGCTTCCATCACCGCGCCTGGGAATGCCTCGATATCACCCTGGCCGAAATCGGCGCCGCCTGGCTGCGGGCAAAACAGGGCGATCACTCCGCAAAGGTGGCCTGGGCCAACGGCTACGAGGCGATTGATTACGAGGCGGAAAAGGCTGGCACGCTCAGCACCGATCATCTGCTGCGCTTCAAATCAGAGTTGCCGCGCAACCTGGTGCCGCCTGATACGGCCCGGCTGTGGCTGCTGGTGGATACGCAGCAGAGCAGTTTCTATTATCAGCTGTGGGCTGCCGGTTTTGCTCCGGATGTGAACCTGCACATGGTCCGTCATGGCATTGTGGAGAGTTTTGCCGATCTGGAAGGTTTGCTTGATGCCACCTGGCGTGATGCTGATGGCAAGGAGTATCGGATAACGAACGGGCTGATTGATTCTGGGGGTACGCGCAAGGGCTGGCAGAAGCACAGCCGGACGGTTGAGGTGTACGACTGGTGCAGCCGCAACCGGGTAGTGATGCCCCACAAGGGTATGCACGGCCGCACCGGAGATTTGATCAGCTATAAGGATGTGGCCACTTTCCCTGGAACCAACAAGAAGATACCGGGTGGATTGAAGCGCGCCAACCTGCGGGTTGATATCTTTAAGGATGAGCTGGAGCGTCGCCTGGCGATGGAGCCTGATGATACTGGTGCCCTTTCGTTCCACTGCGATATTGATGAGCAGTTTTCCAAGCACTACACCACCGAGATCAAGGACGAGCATGGCGACTGGCAGCATTATAAAAGCAAGGGGCGCAACGATTACTGGGACTGCACGGTGTATGCCCTGGCCCTGCGCGAAATGCTGAAGCTACGGATGCCACGCAAAGAACAACCGGCCACAACAGGCCGCAGAATTTTCAGCAAGGGGGTGGGACAATGACCGTACCAGGACGAGAGCGTATTACCCGGCAGGAGATAGAGATGTATAAGCGCGAGGTGCTGGAACAGTCGGTGCTTGTGACGCTTGACGATGCAGCAGCAATTCTTGCGGTAAGCCCCCGAACAGTGCGTAGGCGCGTGGAAGAAGGACTGCTGGCGACCTATAGCGACACCAGCGACCGGGAAAATACCCGCTTTCTAGCATCTGAACTGCGAGAGTATGTGCGCCGGATGCGCACGATACACCGCGACCGCTGACCACAACATACAGAGCACACAACCCAACAGCTACACAATATATTGTGACAACAACGGACATTAACGGACAACAGCACCCTATTATTAGCACAAAAAATACCCCACCATAACGGCCATGCTCCACCAAAGGAGAGTCCATGGCCGGTATTACCATCGAAATAGCTGAGGCACGACTGCAGCACTGGTTGGATATTGAGACCAGAATGAACCATGTGAAGGTCTCGCAGGGTTCAGATCAGCAGCGCCTGGAGCATTTCGACCCAGAGCAGGTCCAGAAGCAGATCGTGTTCTGGTCTGACCGTGTTGCCCGCCTTTCCCGTACCGGCCTGCGCACCATGCAGGTGATCCCCACATGAGCCGCCTTGCCACTGAAATAAAGGTGGGGGGCAAAACCTACCCCGTACCCGTTACCCTGGCCGATCAGGTAGTCAATTTCTTCTCTCCCACCCTGGGCGCCGAGCGTTTTCAGGCGCGAGCTCGCATGGCGCTGTCTGGCGGTTATACCGGAGCCGATCGCATGCGCCGGGCCAATCAATCTGGCTGGGTGCGCGAGATGGATGCCGACAGTGCGGTGCTGCACGACCTGCCAGCCCTGCGCGAAGAGTCGCAACATCAGATCCGGAACTCGGCCATTGCCGGCGGCGCGGTGCGTACCAATGTGACTAAGGTGGTGGGCAGCGGACTGAAGGTGAAGAGCCAGATCAACCGCGAGGTACTGAACTTAAGCGAAGAGCAGGCCGACGCATGGGAACGTGCCGCAGAGCGTGAATTTCGCCTTGCCACCGAGAGCCGCGAGATTGATGCCGAGCGCCAGATGCCGTTTTCGCTATTGCAAGGGCTGGCATTTTTTAAGGTGCTTGAGGACGGCGACGTGTTTGTGAGCATGCCGAGATTTAAGCGGCCAGGATCGCCATACACACTAAAGCTGCAGATGATTGAGGGCGCTCGGGTCTGCAACGAGGGCCTGCAGCAAGACAGCATCACCCTGGCGGGCGGCGTGCGCAAGGACGGATATGGAGCCCCGGTTGAATATCATGTGCTGAATCAGCACCCTGGTAACTTCAGGCTGTTTGACCGTAGCAAGGCCAGCTGGACGGTGTTGCCTGCCTTTGGGAAGAGCGGAGCGCCACTGGTGCTGCATCTGTTCGACAAGACCCGACCCGGACAGACACGCGGGGTGCCGTACCTGGCACCGGTGATCGAGCTGATTAAACAACTGGGCCGCTACACTGACGCCGAGGTGATGGCAGCGGTGGTGTCTGGAATGCTGACGGTGTTCGTGACCAATGAAAACGGCGATCCAACCGTCGGAACACCAGCCATAGAGAGTGATCCAACCGATACCACAGGCCTCGAGCTAGGCTATGGCAGCGTGATCGGCCTAATGCCTGGCGAAAAAATCAGCACAGTGACACCAGGCAGGCCGAGCACTGCCTTCGACCCGTTCGTGCAGGCCGTGCTGCGACAGATTGGCGTGGCACTTGAGCTGCCGTTCGAGCTGCTGATCAAACATTTCACCGCCTCATACAGCGCTGCACGAGCGGCCCTCGAGGAGGCCTGGGACTATTTCAGCCGCCGGCGTCATTGGTTGGCAACATCCCTTTGCCAGCCTGTCTATGAGGCGGTGATTACTGAAGCCGTGGCCACTGGCCGACTGCATGCGCCAGGATTTTTCAGCGACCCTATGGTTCGCGTGGCGTGGCTTGGCAGCGAGTGGTCGGGAGATGCCCCCAGCCAGCTTGATCCGCTGAAAGAGATCAACGCTGCAGCGGCGCGGGTGAATCTGCGCATCAGCACCAGGGCCGAGGAGTGCAGCAGGCTAACCGGTGGAGATTGGGAGGCCAAGCTGCCGCAGATGATTAAGGAGCAGAGGTTGTTGGAAGAGAGCAGCCTACTGACCGATATTACCCAGCCGGTGCAGCCGGTGGGGTACGTGAGCGAGGTGGAACCATGAAACAGATATCTATTAGCGGCGTGATCGGATGGGATGCGACCGCAGCCGATCTGCGCAAAGAGCTACAGGCAGCCAACGGAGATGCTGTTGAGCTGGTTATTTCGAGCCCCGGCGGCCTGGTGTCAGAAGGTCTCGAGATGTTCAACATGATCCGGAACTACCCTGGCCAGACTACGGCACGGCTGTCCGGCTATGCCATGAGTATGGCATCGTATATCCCGCTGGCGGCCAAGCGGATCGTGGCTGAAGATAACGCCATATATATGATTCACAACGTGCGCGGCGGTGTATTCGGTGACCATAACGACATCCTGAACTACGGAGCAACCACCAAGGGTATGTCGCGGCTGATTGCCAAGGCATACGCCACCCGTACCGGAAAGGCGCTTGATGAAGTTGAAAAGATGATGGACGCAGAGACTTATTTCTTCGGTGACGAGATGACTGACCACGGGTTTGTGGATGAGATCATCACCACCGATTCGGAAAAAGATATTGAAACCGCCAAAGCCACGGCGTGTGTAGCACTACAGGAATGCACCAGCCGTATGGCATCAGACATCATTGCTGTCAAAAACGATCTTGCCGCTGCAGCCGTCATGATCGGCAGCATGGCAGCTCAACCATACAGCACCAGCGCAGCTTCCCAATCAAAGGAGACCACTATTATGACTATCGAAGAGCTTAAAGGCAGTAACCATGATTTGTACCAGGCGGTGCTTGATGAGGGCAAGGCGGTAGGCGCCCAGGCAGAGCGTGACCGCATCGCCGAAGTGCGCGCTCTAGCCACCCCCGGCCACGAGGCCCTGGTGGAGCAGATGGCGTTTGACGGCAAAAGCACCGGCGCTGATGTGGCGCTGGCTATTGTGGCAGCCGAGAAGGCGCTGCGAGCAGCAGCCGAAAAATTAATTATCGATGAGGCCCCGCCCGTAGTCCCCCCGGCAGATTCAGGCGACTCCGCGCAGGCTATTACCCGTGCACAGTTCCAGGCGCTGTCCCCGTATGACCGCGCTGCTTACGCCAAATCAGGCAAAAAAATCGTTGAATAACGACTCAACACCATAAGGAGACCACGAACATGTCAAACACGCTTACTAATCTGATCCCCGATCTGTACAACGCCGCTGATACAATCAGCCGCGAGCTGACCGGATTTATCCCATCGGTGTATCTGAATTCGACCGCCGATCAGGCCGCCGTCAATCAGTCTATCGTGTACCCGGTTGTCGGTGCGAACACTGCCGGCGACATCGCCGCCGCAGCCACCGGTCCCGACCCGGCTGACCGCGTTACCGGCAACAGCAGTATGTCCATTACCAAGGCCCGCAGCGTTACCTTTTACCGCACCGGCGAAGAGACCATGGGCCTGGGTTCGCTGGGCAAAACCCTGCTGCAGCTTGAGTTTGAGCAGGCCATGCGTACTCTGGTGAACGAAGTTGAGGCCGATCTGGCAGCTCTGCACCTTGGCGCAAGCCGCGCCTATGCAGCGCACGCAACCACCCCTGCGGCCCTATTTGCCTCCAACCTTGGCGAAGTGGCCCAGGTCCGCAAGATTCTAGCCGACAACGGTGCACCGACGAGCGATATGCAGCTGGTTATGAACACCACTGCCGGAGCCGCCCTGCGCACACTGGCCAACCTGTCCAGCACTAACGCTGCCGGTATCCCCGGCATGATCAACCAGGGTGTGCTGATTGACATCCACGGCATGAAGTTGCGGGAGTCGGCCCAAGTGAAGTCGGTGTCCACTGTCGGAACCAACACTGGACCCTATGTTGCCAACGGCGCACACGCTGCTGGCGCAACCACCATCACCCTAAAGACCGGCACCGGCACCATCCTGGCTGGGGATATCATCACCTTCGGCACCAACACTGCCGACAAGTACGTGGTGGTGACCGGCTGCGCAGCCGCCGGTGACATCGTGATAGCTGCCCCTGGCCTGCGCTCGGCCATTTCCGACGGAGCTGCCGTTGCCGTGGTTGGGGCTTGTGCCCGCAATATGGCCTTTGATCGTAATGCCATCCACCTGCTGACCCGCGTACCGGCCATGCCGGAAGGTGGCGACGCTGCCGATGACGTGATGAACCTGACCGACCCACAGAGCGGTATTACCTTCCAGGTGGCTATGTACCGGCAGCGCCGCCGGATTGCCTATGAAGTGGGCCTGGCCTGGGGTGCCAAGGCCGTTAAGGCTCCGCACATCGCGTTGCTGCTGGGCCAGTAATTAATGACAGATAATGCCGGGGCAAGTGCCCCGGCATTGGAGGACACCATGGCAAAAAACACCAAAAACAACGACGCCGATACCACGCAGGATGAAAGCCGCGAGCTGATCGCCATTACCAAAGGCGATGAGACTATTGAGGTGGCGGCATCGCAAGTCGCGCAGCACGAATCACTTGGATGGGTGGTGGCCTAAGTGGCCTACGCAACCAGCACGGATATGCTGCATTATGTCAGCGAGGCTGAACTGATCGAGCTGACCGACGACAGCGGCACAGCGGTTGACGATACCATGCTGGCAGCCCTGCTTAATGATTCATCGGCAGAATTGGACAGCTACCTTCCTGCCGGGGCTACAGTTCCAGCAGGATCAGGTACAGCCAGGCGTGTAGTCTGCATGCTGACCCTGTATCACCTGTATGCCCGCAGGGGCGGCGTACCATCCAACGACATGCGCATTGAGCAGTTTAAGGATGCGCAGTTCTTTTTGACCAAGCTGGCGCAAGGGCTGGTGCGGCTATGATAGGCCTGCAATCGATTGAAAGCGCGCTGGTGCAGGTGTTATCCGCAGCTGGCCTGCCGTACGAAGTGCAGCCGTACCCAGAGAAGTCAAGCGAGTTTCGCTTTACCCATCCCAACGGGGTTGTGCTGGTTAGGTTCAGGAAGAGCACCTTTGAGCATCCGCACCCGATTGACAGTGTGGTGCAGGATGTGACGGTGCAGTTTGACTGCGCAGTGCTGGGCAGATCGCTGCGTGGCGCAAAGGGCGCCTATGTCGTGACAGACGGAGTACGCAACGCGCTATCTGGCATAATGCTTGAGACAGCGCCAGTGTACCCGGTATCCGAAGAGTTTATGGAAGAAGAGGATGGGGTGTGGACGTTTTCGCTTTCCTATGCTGTACCGCTTACCCATGTCCAGGCGCTTACCACCGCTGTCGAGCCGCTGCTTACCCGCATCACCACCAGCGACAACTTCGGCACCACAGAGGAGATACCGTAATGCAAGAGTACACCTATTCCGGCCCGCTTTCGGGCGTGAGCCTCACCGAGCACGGCGACGTGATGCTGGTCCCCGGCTCGGTGGTGCGGCTGCCGGTTGATCACGAGTATACCGCGCGGCTGGCCCGCAAGGGCTGGCTGCAGGAAGTTGCACCAACAGACCCGCAGGCGGAGCCGATAGCCGTGGCCGAGGCTGCTGAAGAGAACGTAGTTACCGACAAAAAACGGAGGAAATAACCAATGGCAGCCAATTTTTTACACGGTGTCGAGACCATCGTGATTGAAAAAGGCCCCCGTCCGATTACCGGCGTCAAGACCGCCGTGATCGGCCTGGTGGGCACCGCCCCGATGCTGGATGTAGCAGCGGCCGACCGCAGCCTGAACACCCCGGTAGTGATCCGCAACCCGGTGGATGCCGCCCGCTACTTCGGCACCAACCGCACTGGCTTCACTATACCGGCTGCCCTGGACGCGATCTTTGACCAGGGTAACGGCCCGATCTGCATCGTGGTGAACGTGATCGATCCGGCCGCCGATGTGACCGCCGTGACCGCCGAGGCGGTGACGCTGGACAGCACCACCAACACGGCCACCCTGGCACATCAGCAGGTGTCGGCAGTGGCAGTAAAGAGCGGCGACGGGCTGACAACCTACAGCGGCAGCACCGATTACTCGGTGGATGCAGCCAACGGCATCATCACCCGCCTAACTACCGGGGTGATCCCGGCCGGTTCTGCCCTAAAGATAGACTACTCATACCTCGATGTCGCCAAAGTGCTGGCCTCCGACATCATCGGCGGAGTGGACGTGGACGGCAACCGCAGCGGCCTGCAAGCCCTGGTGGGAACCTACAACCTGTTCGGGTATGTGGCCAAGATGATCATCGCCCCAGGGTATTGCACACAAGAGAGCGTGGCCACCGAGATGATCGCCGTGGCAGACCGGCTGCGCGCCATGGCCCTGATTGATGCGCCGATCGGAACCACCGTGAATGAGGCCATTACCGGTCGCGGCCCTTCCGGCACGATCAACTTCAACACCTCCAGCAAGCGGGCTGTGTTGTGTTATCCGCACGTGAAGCGGTACGACACCGCCACCGATGCCGAAGTGCTTGAGCCGCTTTCCCAGCGTCTGGCCGGCGCGATTGCCGCCAAGGATGTGGAGCGTGGCTACTGGTGGAGCCCGTCCAACACCGAGGTGAAGGGCATTGTGGGTATGGAGCTGGCCATCACGGCGCTG